GACGATGAGCGGGATAGCATGAAGGAGGCTATCGAGGCGCAGGGCGATCTTGACGATGAGGACCCGCAGAAGATCATGGTGCGCCGGGTCAGCACCCCGGTAATCGAGTGGTTCAAGATCGTCGGCGACCGCATCGTTGATCGCGAGCCATGGCCAGGCCGCTACATCCCGATTGTGCCGTTCATCGGCGAGGAAGTGGTGATCGACGGCCAGATGGACCGGCGCGGACACACTCGCTGCCTGCTCGATGCGCAGCGGATGTATAACTACTGGAGTTCGGCTGCGACTGAACAGGTCGCGTTGCAGACTAAGACGCCGTTCACCGGGCCAGCACGCGCGTTCGAGGGTTACGAGAAATTCTGGGACAACGCCAACACCGACAATATGCCGTGGCTGCCTTATAACGACGTAGACGACACAGGTCAGACCATCCCGAACGGTCGCCCCGCGCGTGAACAGCCTCCCGTCATGGCTGAGGCATACGTCAAAGGGATGGAAATCGCCCGCGAGGACATGATGATGGTGTCGGGCCAGTATCAGGCCCTCGTCGGTGCGCCGTCCAACGAGATAAGCGGCACGGCGATACAGCAGCGCCAGCGCCAGGGCGAAAACAGCACCTACCACTACATTGACAACCAGGCGAAGGGCATACGCCAGATCGGCCGCATCGTGCTAGACCTCATACCGAAGATTTACGACACGGCGCGCGTGATCAAGATCATGGCGGAGGACGGAAGCGAGAGCGACGTGCATCTGGTGCCGAATGCACCGACCTCGCATCAGCAGATTGCCATGACGCCGCAGGGTCCGCAGCCGGTTACGCCGCAGCAGGCCGATGCTGTGACTGCCGATCCCAACGCGCCTAACCCGAAGGTCATCTTCAACCCCAACGTGGGGCGCTACGACGTGGAGGCGGATGTCGGCCCGTCGTTTGGCACGCAGCGGGAGGAGGCGGCGAACGCATTCGCCCAGATCATGGCGCAGAACCCGGCGGCGTTTCAGGTGGTCGGCGACTTCTGGGCGCAGAACTCGGACTTCCCGGGAGCGGACGAGCTGGCGGAACGGCTGCGTCGTGGCCTGCCGCCGCAATACAAGGCGGATACGCCTGATCCAGAGGTCATCAAGCTGCAGCAGGCGCTACAGCAGACGACAGTCCATGCAAACCAGACGCTGCAACAGGCCGATGCGGAGATTGCACGCCTCAAGGCAGAATGCACGCGGATGCAGGAGCAGTTGAAGGATAAGAGCGACGAAATCGAGATTAAGGACTACGACGCCGAGACGCGCCGCCTGGCGGCAGTGGGTAATATCGACCCGGCATCGCTGCAGGTGATCGTGCGTCAGATGGTCTCGGACATGCTGCAGACCGAGATAGCCCCGCACTTGCAGGCCCACGCGGCGCTGAATGCGTCGCTGCAGCCGCCTGAACCCCAACCGGAGACCGTGCAGTGATGACCGACACCGACATAAGTGAGGTTTGGGAGGCGCTGAACCGCCTATCGGCGCGTCTCGATGCGCTGGAGGCTGCCAAGGCCATGCAGCAGGGTGCCGTTGGCAACGTGGGCTACAGCGATGTCTCGGTGGTTTTAGCTGCGCCGCCGAACGCGCCTGGGTTGGATACGCACGACAGCGGCCGCGTGAAGTATGGCGCGGGAATGATCACGTACTGAACAGGGAGTAACACCATGCCTGCATCCCCCTCTGCCATTCGTGACGTGGTCGGCAGCCAGCCTACCGTAGCGCAGTCCATTGCGGCTTTCTTGCGTGGCGTCACTGCGGCGATTTATGCGGGCGAGGTGTCGGCGGTCGCGCTCGCGGACGACATCAGCGCGCAGGGTCCGGCGTGGGCGGCGTCGTTCACCCAGAACACGCCACATGCGGCCGATGTGGTGGCGCTGGAGATGGACACGACGAAGCTGCCAAGTGGCATGAACGAGGCTTTCCCGCCACTGTCCACGCGGGCGCAGCAGCTCGAGGAGATGGAGGCGCTGAAGAAGGCCGCGGCTGAGCGTGAGGCTGCGGATAAGAAGGCGGCCGACGACAAGGCAGCGGCGGATAAGAAGGCGGCAGAGCAGGCGGCCAAGGCTGCTGCGGCGCAACGTGAGGCGCAGTATCAGGCGGCCCAGAACCAGCCGCAGCGGGAGGCGTGATGCAGGGTGAGAACGAGGTGGCGATCTACGGCAATTCCGCGCTCGCGGTAGACTTACAGCGCATCGCGGCACTTGAGGCGCGCGTTTCTCTCCTGCTCGAGCATGTCGCGGAGTTGATGTTGTGCGTCGAACGAGCGAGCGCCCGGCCCGATGCGGCATTCCCCGCCCGAGCGTTGAAGTGGAGCGTCTAATGACGCGGATGTGGGTGGCTGACGATCTGCCGTTCTACGAGTGGGAGAGTGAGCCGGTGCAGCATCGCGGCGATTGCTACGCGGCAGAAGCCGGCGCTGAGACATATCCCGACATACAACGACCTATCGGGTTCATGCGACGCAAGCCGCGCGTCCGGGTGAAGGCATGGACTATGCCGATTATCGTGGAGGCTTGATTGAGCGAGACTGAAACCGGCCCGCAGCCCGGAGGCGAAGCGCCTGAAGCTGCTGTGACTGAGACGGAGGCCACCGCGCCGGTCGATGCAGGCGCTGCGACTGAGACTGAGACGGAAACCAAGCCGACCGAGGAGCAGCCGAAGCCCTCACGCGCAGATCGGCGTTTCGCCGCCATGTCCGCGCGCCTGGCGGCCCAGGCTGCCGAGATCGAGGAGTTGCGCCGTGGGGGCCAGCAATCCCCCCCTGCTGCCCCTACGGCGCTGCCACAGACGCCCGAGGAATTGCAGGCAGTCGTGCGTGCTGAGGCGTCCAAGCTGGCCGCAGAGGAGCGCACAAGGGAGCGCGTCATGGCGTTCCACAGGGCAGGGCAAGCGGCTCACTCCGACTGGAAGGAGCGCTGCGAGAACCTGCAGGCGATGGGCGTTGACAGGGAAATGTCGCACATCCTGGTCGAGATGGACGACGGGGCGCGCGTTGCCGGCGCCCTGGCAGACGACCCGGAGGCGCTCGAGCGCATCGCGGGCATCAGGACCGAGCGAGGCCGGGCAATCGCGCTGGGCAAGTTCGCGGCGTCGTTGCCGGAAGCGCGGCCGGCACGCACCCCGGTATCGCGGGCGCCTGCTCCGATCCGGCCGGTGACCGGCGTCGCTAACCCGACATTCAACGAATACACCGCCTCAGCCGAGCAGTTGATGGACTACTACAGCAAGCAGGCGATGGAGCGGAGGCGGGCCTAATGCGAATGCCGGAGCATCTGGACGGTAATCTTAGGGTGCCGGTCGGCAGTGGATGGGTTTACAACGCCTATACGGACACCGCATGGCCGCCCAGTGGATTGGTCCGCGTTCCTTCTCCCCAGGATGATGCGCGAGTGCCGTCAGAAGTTCGCGCAGGCATTGCTGCATACGTCGAAACGCTGGGAGCGAAGATAGCAGAGAAGAAGCGATGCCCTTGAAACGCAAGACTCGCCTGAAGCGCATCGATGCCAAACGTAAGCTAGTCATCGCGGCGCAACGTGATCTGGGTAAGCAGTTCAGTAAGCTGGAGCGCCTAAAGGAGCGTCTGGCGAGGCGCCTGGCAAAGCTAGAGACCAAGCGCGCGGAGATGCTGGGCTATTCGTTGACGGAGGACATGATTACGGCCAAGGCGCTCGTGCTTCTCCACCAGAAACAGAGCCTTGTCGGACGGGTCAACGAAGCTAATGCCAATATTGGCGATTCTCTCCGTTTTCGCATGCCTGTCGGCTACACCGTGAAAGCAGCGGACGCCGGCTAAACGCCCAAGCCCTCGCGGGAGGCTCTAAAGCCCGCTGTGTCGTGCCTGACGCCTCGTCGCTGTGGCTACCCGATTTTCGCGACGGACGGAAAAGCAGCCCCAAGAACGCGCACCGCGTGAGGGGCCTTTCCTTCCCCATTGCGAAAGGTCGCGGCCATGGCCACGAACGCCACGAACACCCTCCTCAATATCAACATGATCACGGCGAAAGCCCTGGTCATCCTTCACCAGAAGCTGAACTTCGTCGGGTCGATCAATCGCCAATACGACGACTCATTTGCCAACTCGGGCGCGAAGATCGGCACCTCGCTCCGCATCCGCCTGCCGGTGCAGTACACCACCGCAACCGGCGCGGCGCTCTCGATGCAGAACTCGGTGGAAACCAACACCACCCTCACCGTCAACACGCAGCGCCACGTCGATTTCTCGTTCAGCACCTCCGAGCTGACGATGAACATCGACGATTTCTCGGCCCGCTACATCGAGCCGGCCATTGCGGTGCTCGCGGCCAACATCGAAAACGACTGCATCTCCACCGTGATGCCGGCGGTGTGGAACCAGGTTAATGGCCAGGGCTCGGCGCAGACGTTCCGCAACGTGCTGCAGGCCCGCAAGCTTCTGCTGGACAACCTGACGCCGCAGAGCAAGCAGTGGCAGTTGCGCATCAACACGCAGGACAACGTTGACATGGTGGACAGCCTGAAGGGTTTGTTCCAGCAGTCAACGCAGATCAGCCGCCAGTACACCGACGGCGTGATGGGCCTGTCGGCTGGGTTTGAGTGGGCAGAGAACACCTTTTTGACCACGTTCACGACCGGCGCGCGGAACACCGCCTACGTGTTGAACGGCGTTCCTGCCAACGGGGCCACGACGGCCGTTGTTGCGACCGGCGCGGGTGCGATGGTGGTCGGCGACGTGTTCACCATGGCCGGCGTCAATCGCGTGCATCCCGAGACCAAGGCCAATACCGGCGTCCTGCAGCAGTTCGTCGTCACTGCGGCCTATGCAGGCGGCGCTGGCACGATCTCGTTCGCCCCGGCGCTGAACTACACCGCGGGTGCGACGCAGAACGTCAATGCGGCTCCGGCGTCCAACGCGGCGCTGACGTTCGCAGGAACGCTCTCCACCGCCAGCGGTGTGTCGCTCGCCTATCACCCCGATGCGTTCACCTTCGCCACTGCCGACCTGGTCATGCCGGGTGGCGTGGACATGGCTGCGCGCGCCGTGAAGGACGGGATATCAATGCGTATCGTGCGTCAGTACGACATCAATCTTGACGTGCTGCCGTGTCGTATCGACGTTCTGTATGGCATGGCCCCGATCCGCCCGCAGCTCGCCGTCCGGTTGGCCGCAAACTGAGGAGTGGCGCATGACCATCCTAGATAGCGGCACAAGGATGCACAGCGGCGACGAGTTGAACGCGCTCGTCGTCGCGCCTCCGGTCGTGACCGTCGTTCCGCTCACCGGGGCGACGATCACGATGGCGCAGGGCGATCGTATGCTCTACGTGAACCCAGCGGGCACCATCGCCACACTCACGGTCAAGTTGCCACCAAATCCGTTGGTGGCGCAGTCGGTCACGATCGGTTTCGGTCAGATCGTGACGGCGCTCACGGTTCAGGACAGCGCTGCTGGTGCGGTGGCCTCGACTGCGGGCGCAATAGGTGTGTCGCAGGAATGGAAGTTCCTAGGCGGTGCCTGGGTGAAGTGGCGCTAGCCTAGTGAACCTCGTCACCACGGGCGACCTGATCACGTTCTGCCTGCGTTTATCGAACGTGAACGGCGTCGGGCAAACGCCAAATGCACAAGACAGTAACGACGGGTTGACGCTGCTGCAGACGCTCATGGCGCAGTGGCAGCGTCGGCGCTGGCTCGTGTGGGACCTGGCAGATACCTCCATCGTATCCACGGGGGCAATCTCGTACTCGATTGGGGCGGGAGGTAACTTCGACATCCCCCGTCCCGACAAGATCGAGAGCGCGTTTGCGAGGCTGCTTCCGTCAACCTCAACGGGTGACTTCTCGCTAGACTTCAGCGACGACTTTTCGCTGAACGGCGGTGTCGTCACGCTGGGGCCAGGCTTGGCGGCGGCGTTGCCGACTAGCCCAGTAGGGTTGCCGCCGGGCACCTATTGGAACGACGGCGGCTTGCTGGCTATCACGCCGGGGCTGCCTGGGAATGGGTTCCCGCAAGGTCAGGGCGCGCCCCCGAACCTGATCGACTATCCGCTGCACATTATCTCGGCGCGGCAGGAATACAATCGTATTGCGCTAAAGCAGCTTGTCACGTTCCCGGCGACGTTGTTCTACGACAGCGCGTTCCCGCTCGGTAACCTGTTCTTCTGGCCAATACCCCAGCAAGGGCAGTGGGAACTGCACATCACCACCAAGGCCACGCTGCCGGTCTACACGACGCTGACCGATGCGCTGAACTTGCCACCGGAATATGTCGAGGCGCTGATCTGGACGCTGGCGGTGCGGTTCTCGGTCCTGTTCGGCAATCCGCCGCAGCCGGCGCATGTGGCGGCGATGCAGCAGGCGCTGAGCGTGCTGCGGATGGCGAACGTGCAGATACCAGAGGCGCAGGTCCCGACTTTCTCACGGATGGGCGGCGGGATCGCCGCTGGCAGTAGCCCTGGCTTTATGGGAGGGTGGTCTAGCTGATGTCGGGAACCATTGATCTTATCCCACGTGCTCAGGGCGGTCCGCTGATCACGCCGGATTTTCTCGACTTGGTGGTGAACACCGCGCTGAACGCTAAGGCGTCGATCAGCCAGACGGCGACGGGTAGCACGACAGCAAGGACGTTGCCGGATCGCTTCGGCGATTGGCTGAACGTGAAGGACTTCGGTGCCGTTCTGGATGGCACGACCGATGACAGCGCGGCGTTCAATGCGGCACGCGCGGCAGCGGTCAAAGGCCAGACGATCTATGTGCCAGAGGGCACTTTCCACGCTGTCACCTGGACGGGTCAGGATCTCACAAAACCCGTTCGCTGGCAGATGGACGGCGGCACAACTTTCGCAGGCGGCGGTGCGATCCTGACGATGGGGCCGACGAGCGGCGGCGACATTACCGACAACATGCTGCAAAACACAAATGGCATCATCAAGTTTCACGCCAAGAGGACTAACCCCACGACCGCGTGCGATATGCACCGCTGGGACTACATTCTCGACGGCACAGGCGGCTTGGGGCAGATCGGCAGTGCGCTAACGCTGAACGCGATCATCAACGCGGCCAACGATAGCGCGCTGTGGGCGATGAACATTGTCGCCGACAACAACTCCGACAATCCGGCGTCGAGCGGCCTCGTGGGGCTGTCGGTCACGACGCGCAAGAACAGCGTGGCGACTACCCAGGGCATCCATGTTTCGGCTCTCGATACCACTGGCCTCAATAGCGGCACTAACGGCGGCAGAGGGTTCAGCGCCATTGAGACAGCCAACCGCTTCAATGGCTTGGATGATGCGAGTAATGGCGCAGTCTGGGGAGGCTTCGGCAACCGCGTCAATATGCACATCAGCACGACATTGCAGCAGATCAACACCGACGAGACGAACGGGATGTGCATGCTGTTCCCGTCCACTGACGCGGCAGCGCCACACCTCTATGTAAAGAGCGTCATCCTCTGCGGCCTCAATACCCAGGCTTATTCGGTCTACGATGCGCGCGGCGTGATCCCGCCGTATGTGTCGGCCAATCCGGTGATCGCGCTGAACATGGCGGCCGGCATGGTCGTGGACTTCAACGGCGGTCCTGATCTGAGTTCGGCGCCTGGCAATTACCTGCAATATCAGACGAGTGGCACTGACCGACTTCGCTACATGGCGGGGGCGACAGAAGTGTGGTCGGTCCCTGATACCGGCGCGTTCAATACGTTGCTGTCCTACTCGGTAGCCGGAACCAAGGTCATCGGCGCGCGGGACACCGGCTGGGCCGCGATGACTGGCACGCCAGACAAGGCAACGGCTTTCGCGACCAGCACTGTCACCTTGGCCCAGCTCGCCGGCCGGGTGATGTCGTTGCAGGCGGCACTTACAGCACACGGAATCATCGGAGCATGACACCTCGCCTAGCAGTAGCGGCTCTGGAGTTCCTGAAGCGCGTCGAGTTGCGCGGCGTCGAATGCTTCGTGCTGCATGACGTGCTGGTGGAGTTGGACCGCGACGCCAAGGCGCAGCCGGATGGCGAGCCAGAGGACCGGCCGATGCGCGTGGTGGGCGGGGCGGCGTGATTGGCCGACAACTTGCTACGCCCGCCGATGGACTACCAGGGCGACCCGAACAACCTGCTGCAGCAGGGCGCTCCGACGTGGGCCGATGCGGCTTCGTGGCACGCGCAGAACCTGCTGAACACTTGGGCTGCGATGCAGCAGCCGCAGACTTGGGTGGACGCGGCGCGGCAGTATGGCAATGCGCTGATAGGTGGGACGGCAGCACCTGGGAAGGTTCTTTATCACTTCACGGATCAGCCGTTTACGTCGTTTGGCGGCAAGTCGCGTGGGGCAGTTTATCTTGCCGATACGCCTAGCAAGGCAGAGGCCGGTGGATTGGCTGGAATGCGTGAACGAATGACGGGCGCGGATGACTTCTCGGCTCGTGGCCCCATGGAGGCAAGTCAGGTTCCGGGCGCGCGAACGATTGCGGTCAAGTTGTCTCCGGAAGCTCGTATCTACGGGGATGCGGTGCCGTCACAGATGACAAATGCGGAGCGCGATGCGGCTATCACTAAGGCCGATAGAATTGCGCATGATGATCCCGCTATTGCAGCAAAAGCGCGCGACCTTGCGTTGCGTCCGGTTCTTAATCGCAGCAGCAGCATGTCCTTGGAAGATAGTAAGTGGGTGGATGACCTATTTAGCAAGTATGGCGATGCGGTCGATGAACGAATGACTGCCGCAGAGCGAGCGCGGTTCGGGTCAATGGTCAACAAAATGGGGCCATTCTCGCCGTTGTCTGACGTTGAGTTTGAAAGCCCCACGACACAAAAGGCATTGCGACTTCTGGGGTATCACGGCGCGCGCGTTGCGGATGAGGGCGGCCTATCAACGGCCGTCATGGATCCCTCCATGCTGAAGATTCAGAAGTGAGCAGGGTCCAACTCTCCGGCGGCGCGTATCAGGCTCACAGCGTCATAGCGAGCGCCCAGCGGTGCCTGAACCTCTACGCCGAGCAGATGCCGCAGGCGCAGGGCGAGCCATCGGCATATGCCTATTACCCCACGCCAGGGACTACGTTGCTCGGCACTATGCCGAACAACTCGCCCATCCGCGGCATGAAGCTCTGCTCAAACGGGCAGCTTTACGTGGTGGCCGGCTCCGCGGTTTATGCAGTATCATCCTCGTGGGTTGGGACGTTGCTCGGTGGTCTGGCGACGGCACGCACCACGCCCGTCAGCATGGCGGAGAACGGCATCAACCTGGTCATCGTGGATGGCAGCGGGGCCGGTTGGGCGGTGACGCTGACCACCAACGCATTTGCGCAGATTGCCGATCCGAACTTTCGTGGCGGCGACCGGGTCGACTACCTCGACACCTTCCTGGTCAACAACGTGTCTGGCACGCCGCAGTTCCAGTCATCCGACAGTCTGGCGATCACCTATGATCCGCTGTTTTTCGCCAACAAGGAGAGCTATTCGGACCTGCTGGTGACGTTGTGCGTCGCCAAGCGCGAGATTTGGCTGATCGGTCAGGTGACGACCGAGGTATGGTATAACAGTGGTGCGGCCGACTTTCCGTTCCAGGAAATGGCGGCGGTGTTCATCCAGCACGGATGCGTGGCGAAATATAGCGTCGCGACCATCGACAACTCGGTCTACTGGTTAAGCCAGACGCGCGAGGGGCGCGGTATCGTCATTGCCGGCGCCGGCTACCAGGCGAAGCGCATCAGCACCTTCGCCATCGAGGCCGAGTTTGCCACTTATTCTGTGATTTCCGATGCGGTCGGCTACACGTATCAGCTCGGCGGCCATATGTGGTTCGCGCTCGCGTTTCCGACCGCTGACAAAACGTGGTGTTACGACATCAGCACCGGGCTCTGGCACGAGTTGGCATGGATCGACAACAACGGCGTCGAGCATCGGCACCGGGCCAACTGCGCGGTGCTGGCCTATGGCGAGGTTGTCTGCGGCGACTGGCAGAACGGCAACCTGTATGCCCTTGACCTTGCTGTGTTCACCGACAACAGCCAGCCGATCAAGCGGGTGCGGTCGTATCCGCACATGATCGCGGATGGCAAGCGGGTGTTTTATCGGCAGTTTCTCGCCGACATCGAGGCTGGCAACCCTGGCGGCGACAGCTTCACGGCGCTGGGGGGTGACGACCTGCTGCGCGAGGATGGGACCCTATTTCTGCGCGAGGACGGCACCGATCTGTTGCGCGAGGCCGGAGCGTCTAGCGGTCTGCTCAGTCTGCGGTGGTCGGACGATCGCGGGCACAGCTACGGCAACCCTGTGACGCAGTTTGCTGGCGCCACGGGCGCGTATCTCACAAGCCTGCAGTGGCAGCGGCTGGGGATGGCCCGGGACCGGGTGTTTGAACTGTCGTGGTCGATTGCCGGCTTCCGGGCGCTGCAGGGCGCGTGGATCGACGCCAAGCCAGGGGTTAGCTGATGTCGGGTAAGATTTCGCAGGACACCACGGTTCCGTTTAAGTCGTCAATCTATATCCCCGGCGTTGACCTGTCGCTGGCCGTTGGATTTCAGAACGTCAAGTTACGCGCCGATACGATCAACGGCCCGTGGATCACCCCGCAGCAGTATGGTGCCGTTGCGAACGGTAGCGACTGCACGGCGGCAATCACCACGATGCTGTCTGCCAATCCGCTGGGGATGTTCTACTTCCCTCCAGGCACATACGGAATCAGTACGCAGATAACCGTTGGATCGGGGCAGTTTATCGTCGGTGCCGGGCCTGGTGTGACCGTCTTCAACGTGCTGTCTGCCACCGCCGATATCTTTGCGCTTTCCGGTTCGGGGACGGCGTGGGGTGGCATGTCTGGCTTCAGCATGACTGCCGGTGTGCCGCGCACTGCTGGGCGCTACATCTACGATACGGCAGGCTTCCCAACCGTGGTCGAGAACTTTTCTCTAAACGGCGCATTTATCGGCATCGAGCTTGCCACCGCAATCTGCTACTACCGCAACGGGTCGATCAGAGACACCAAGGCAAGCACTGGCATTGTCATCAAGGTCAGCGGTGGGAACGACCACTTCATAAATAACGTGGTATGCGACAATCCTATCGCTCAATGCGCGGCCGGGCTTCAGATTGTGCAGAGCGGCGGGACTTTTGTCAGTTCGTGCGACTTCATCCGGTGCGGTATTGGCGTTGCCTTGATCCCGCAAAATGGCAACGCGGTGGATTGGTGCAGCTTTACCGACGTTTATGCTGATACCAATTCGGCGCAGGGGTGGCTTTTTGAGTGCGCTGGCACGGGCGCCATCCTGGGCGCAGTGCTAGAGAACTGCTGGTCGTCGTCCAATTCGACGGACGGGGTATTCGTAGACAAGTCGTCTGGCACTATCGACAACATCAGTCTGAGCAACTTCCGTTGCATCAACAACGGCGCGAACGGGATCAACCTGGTCGCTTGCACGCATTGGACGCAGATCGGCGGCACAGTAGCGGGCAACTCGCAGGGAGTGCCAGCGACGCAATCAGGTATCGCTGTTGCGGCGACATGCGATCATGTGATCCTGAAAGGCATTCAGCTAGGCACCATCGCTACGTTCGGTGATACGCATCTGAACCAGATTACGCTCGGCAACGGCATAGATTTCGTGCAGATCGAGGGATGCAATCTCAGCACGTCGCATACCCCAATCGGCTATTCCACCTTCGGCAATAACTCTATTATCCGCAATAACTTCGGCTTTGTGAACGAGTTCCACGGGACGGGACAGGTAAACAACGGCACGACGAGCAACACGGTGCCGCACGGGCTGACGATTACTCCCGCAGTAGCCGATATCGTCATCTCGCCGCTCACCAGCATGGCGTCTGTTGGCATCAACAGTGCCTGGGTGAGTGCTGCCGGAGCGACGACGTTTACGGTAAGCGTGAATACTGCCCCGTCCTCGCCATACTTCTTCTCGTGGGCCGCCAGGACGGCTGGCGCGCGCTAAGATGGCAGTCCTTCTCGTATCGCCAGAGCAGCAGTTCAGCGACGCGGACGGGCATCCGTATGCCGGCGGAAAGCTGTTTACCTACATCACGGCCACCACGACGCCCAAGCTGACATGGAGTGACATAGGCGGCACGGCGGCGAACACAAACCCGATCATCCTCGATGCGGCCGGCCGGGCGGTCATTTTCGGCGACGGCGATTATCGCCTGATCCTCCACGATGCGAACGATAATCCGATCTTTGACCAGTCGGCGTCCACTGTCATCTCGGCGGCCATGCAGCCGGTGGTCTCGGGCTCGATTGCCAACGCGCAGACGCTGCTGGGGATCGACCCGACGCTGGGCACGCAGCTCGCAGCCGAGAGCGCGGCGCGGATTGCGGCAGATAGCGCAGAGGCTACAGCCAGGGCGGCAGCGGACGCGGCAGAGGCAGCGGCGCGTGCGGCGGCTGATACGACGCTGCAGAACAATATCAACGCGGAAACGGCGGCGCGGACCGCAGCTGACGCTAACCTGCAGGCCCAGATAACCGGGCTGGTTCCGTCCACGGCGCAGATGCGGGCCGGGGCTGTCACGGTGTCAATTACCGGAGATTTCACGCTGACGTTCAGCCCGGCATTCCCGACCGATGTGGCGCAGATTTGGGTAGGGTATCCGCCAGGAGTAGGGGAGCCGACCGGAGGAAGCCCGGCCAACCCGGTGTCCTTCCCGCATATTACCTCGTTCACCACGGCTGGGGCTGTCGGCATCCTCCTCGACAACACGTTCACGCCAATCAGCGGAAGCATGAGATACTGGGCGATTGGCTACTGATGGCTAACCCGGTATCACCCCTAAAGTCCGGCTTCCCCTACGCCCCTATGCTGGGCGAGGACGGCCATCCGGCGGCGGTGTGGCGCCAGTTCTTCATGGCACTTTGGAACCGCACCGGGGGCGGCGTTGGCGTCCAGGCCGGACCAGACACGACGCAGGCGCTGGCGGTCGAGACGGCAAACCGGATTGCGGCCGATGCATCGCTCGGAACGGCGCTGGCGAACGAGACTGCGGCCCGCACCACGGGCGACACGGCGCTCGGGACGCAGATCACCAACGAGACGGCGGCGCGTATCGCGGCAGATGCGGTGCTGGTGTCGAATGGCACGGCGAACCTGAACGGCAGCATCGCAGCAGAACAGGCAGCGCGCATTCTCGGTGATGCGACGAATGCGGCGGCTATCTCTGCAATCCGAGTGCTAGAGCTGCTGGTTAATGGTGACGTGCCGGTGGGCATCATGTGTAACCCGGACGGCACGCCGATCTACGTTCCTGGGCTTCCTCCATGACCACGACGCTTATCACCGACTACCTGAAAGCTGGCACCGCGGCGGCGCGTCCGGCTGCCCCGACGCCCCCGACCGGTGGTCTCGTCGTCTACATCGCCACCGACACTGGCGTGGTGTCTGTCTGGAACGGCGCCGCGTGGATACAGGGCACATATGCGGACGGCGGCGCTACAGCCTCGCCAGACTGGACGAGCGGCGCTGGTGCGCCTGCTGCAACCAAGCCCGTGGGGAGCCTCTACAGCCGCGTGGGCGGGGCAGTGGGCGCCACCCTCTATGTGAGCCGCGGGGCGGGCGTCTGGGCTGCAGTGGCGGGCGTGTGACGTTCCCCGATTACATCATCGCAGGGCTGGCAGCATCGAGGCCGACGCATCCGCTCTATGTGCCCTGTGTCTACATCGCGATCGACACCGGGCTGCGCTCGGTCTGGGACGGCAAGCGTTGGACGATGGCTGGCAAGGGCGACTGGACGCAGGGAACGGGGGCGCCGAGCGGCACGATGCCAGTTGGTAGTCTCTACAAGCGCACGGACGGGGCGGTCGGCGCCGCGCTGTATATCTCGAAAGGAGACGGAACGTGGTCCGCTATCGCTGGAGTCTGATCTTCGCCTTGTCTCTGCTGCCGGCGGTGGCGTGGGCCGACCAGGGGTTCCAGGCCGCACATACCGACCGCAGCGGCACCGTCACATCGGGTGGCGTGGCGCAAACGCTCATGGCAGCGAACTCGCAGCGGCACGGCTGCACGATCCAGAATCAGAGCACGGGCGACCTGTGGATCAGAGCAGACGGCACGGCAGCCGCGGCGACGCAGCCTAGTGTGAGACTTCCTGCGGGTGCGGAGTATCAGTGCAATCCGACCGGCGTGCAGACGACGGCGCACTCGATCTTCGGGGCGACGACCGGCCAGGCGTTCATGGCGCAGGAGTGGTAGTGCAGAACTTTTGTCAAATAGCCGCAAACGTTGACGTTATCCCATTGATGGTGGCGCTTCAGGGGCGCCCGCAGTTGTGGAACCGAGATGCCTTTCGGACGACCTACACCGGAACGCCACATCGTGACGTTGACGACATCCTGCTGCGGTTCTCGGCGCCGGAAAAGACAGCCGATCCGACGCATCTTGGCGATGTGCTGGAGGACATGGAGCCGGTGTTCTATCCGGCATGGCAGGAACTTCCGCAGGTTCGGCCGATTGTGTTTGACCTCATGCGGCGCATCGAGGCTGTCAGTCTGGGGCGTGTCATCATCACCCGTCTGCAGCCTGGCGGGCGCATTGCACCGCACGCCGATACCGATGGTGACTATGTGGCGCGGGACGACGGGATGCGGTTCCACGTCGTCCTGCAGGGGCTGCCGGGTAGCCTGTATCACTGCGGCGGTGAGACTGTGCAGATGCTGAGCGGGTCGGTCTGGTGGTTTCAGCACCGCGAGGTCCACAGCGTCGAGAACAACTCGGCTGACGCGCGCATTCACTTGCTGGTGGACTTTCGGACGTGATCACGGCTGCGCCAGAGCCGTGGCGCCCGACGATTGACGAGATGATGCCACTCCTGCCGCTGCACTGGGAGGAATTGGCGCTCGACCGTGACAAGGTGCCGCTGCAGCCGCAATGGCGCGTCTATGACGAACGGGACGCGCGGGGCGAACTGCAGATCGTGGTGTTACGTGAGGACGGCCGGCTGATCGGCTACTACTGGGGGTTTATCGCACCTGGGCTGCATTATGCGTCCTGCCTGACGGCGACAATGGATATATTTTTTGTGCATCCTGAGCACCGTCGCGGGCACAACGGCAGCATTCTATTCCAGGCGGTCGAGCGCGACTTGCGGCGGCGTGGAGTGCAGCGGTGGTTCGTTGGCGCGAAGCTGCATCGCGACGCATCGCCTCTGTTTAAGCGTCTCGGATTCTCTCCGGTGGAGCAGTATCACTCTAAATGGATAGGGGCGGCTTGACATGGTAGCGGCGGCGATTGCTGGCATCGGAGCTGTAGCGTCGGCCGGCTCGTCGCTGCTCGGTGGCAGCCAGGCGGCGGGCGCCTCGAACAAGGCCGCCGGCAACAACCGGCTGCAGTTCCTGCAGACGCGGGCTGACCTCGATCCGTTCGCTACGGCGGGGCGTGTTGTCATCCCCGACCTGGTCAACCTAGCACAGCAGCCGGTTCAGGGTCCCAACTATCTGTCACAAGCTGCCGGGATGCAGCCGGGGCAGATGACACAGGCCGAGCTGGAGCAGACGCCGGGGTATCAGTTCAATCTCGCGCAGGGTCTGAAGGCGACGCAGAGCGCGGCTGCGGCGCGCGGCCTCGGTGTGAGCGGCGCATCGTTGAAAGGGGCGGCAACCTACGCCACCGGCCTCGCCGACAGCACCTATCAGAACCAGTTTAACAACGCGCAGACGCGGTTTCAGAACTCGCTGAACCTGAACACGGCGCAGCAGGGCAATCTGACCAACCAATACAACCGGCTTTCCGATGTGGCAAAGATTGGCTCCGGTGCGGCGGCACAGACCGGCGCCATCGGCGCGTCGCTGACGAACCAAGCCGGGCAGTTCCTCCAGCAAGGAGGACTGGCGCAGGCGGCTGGCACGGCTGGCGTCGGGAACGCGGTTACGGGCGGGATCAACAACTTCCTTGCCAATCAGTTCCTGCAGCAAGCGGTCGGTGGTGGTGGAACGCGCGGGTTCACCGATCCAATCAATTCTTAGGCGAAGCGCATGAGCGGCACATACTCCGACCTACTGAACGCGCAACACGCCGGTAACGCACTGGCAGCGATCGCCAACCCTGGCCAGGTCAACATACTCGGCGCCTACAATGCCGCGAGCCAGACCGGTGCCAACATGCTGAACCTTCAGAAGCTGCTTGCTGAGAAGGCGGTCGGTGGCGCGGCGCAGGGCGCGATCAACCCCGATACCGGGGAATACGATCCCAACGCTTTCCGCAAGAACCTCGTGGCAGCCGGCCCGCAGGCGGCGTTCGGGGCGCAGGCGGGGCTGCAGAACAATCAGAGCCTGTCGGATGCCCAGTTGAACCAGGCGCGTGTGAAGTTGCAGTTCGTGCAGTCGCGTGCCGGAGCGTTGCTCGACAAGCCGACGATCACCCCGCAGGACGTGCTTGGCGTATTCCAGCAGGGGATTGCTTCTGGCGTGATGACCATGCCCGAGGTTGCGCGGCAGATGCAGATCGTGCAGGGCCTCGATGCGAACGGACTGCGGCAGTGGGCAGCGCAGCACGCTCAGAGCGCAGTGGCAGCGCAGACGCAGCTTGAACGCACATACGGCACGACAACGCTGGAAGATGTTGGCGGGGCGAAGGTCCCAGTTACGACGAGGCCGGCCGGGCCGAACAGCGCGGGGGCCACTAGTGTCGGCGGCGGTGGTGTGGCGACTGGCCTAACACCCGAGCAACTGGCGACGCAGGTTCCGTTTACTGATCCCAGCACCGGCCAGAAGTCCATGCTTCCGCTCGGCGAGATATTGCGCCGGCAGGGTGCTACGCCGCCAACCGGCGGGGCGCAGCTCGGCACAGGGAGACCGCCGGCAGCGCTCCGCAATCCGAACGCACCAGCAGCGACACCACCCGCACCAGATGCCACGCAGCCGGCGCCTGCCGCCGCGCAACCCCCCGCGGTCAAGCCGTTCGTTGCCGGGCTTACCCCGGAACAGGAAGCACAGAGGCAGGCGCAAGGCACCTCATCGAATGCGAGTTTCGATCAGGAGGCGCAGGCCGGAACGCAGGCACAGACGCAGCGGGCCGTCCTCGGCAACATGCTGGCGGATGCCGGGCAGTTCGTTCCAGGCCCTGGTGCTGAGGGCATTCAGAAGGTGCGAGCGACGCTGCAGCGTGTGGCCAATATGTTCGGCGGCAGTCTGGGCCAAGGAATGGCCGACAAGCTGGCGTCGCAGGACAGCTTCGACAAGTTCGCAGCCCAACTTGCTAATGCACAAGGCGCTGGCAGCGACAGTCGCCTGGCGGTTATTCAGGCCGCAACGCCTCACGCCTCGCTGACACCGGGCGGCGTCGATCTCGTCATTCGTCAGTTGCAGGGAAATACCGACTATCTGGAGGCGCGGTCGAAGCTAGCGGCGGCTTACCCGGAGAAGCAGGATTATCGCGGCTTCCAGGCGAAGATACAGAGCGATCTCGACCCGCGCGCATTCCAGTACAATCGCATGACATCGGATCAGAGAACGACGTATTGGAAGAATCTGGATCAGGCCGGCCGGGACGCGCTGAAGAAGGCGTACAAGTTCGCTGAGGACAATAAGTTTCTCTCCAATCCCTGATGGGCGATCTATCGATATACGATCCGGTCTTTAAGGAAGCCGGTCTGGAATGGAACGTAGACCCGACGTTGCTGAAGGCGGTCGCGGCACAGGAGAGCGGCGGCAAATCGCAGGCGGTTTCCAAAGCAGGGGCTGCGGGGCTAATGGGGATCATGCCGGATACCGGGCGCGGTCTCGGGATGACGGACCTCAAAGACCCGGTGCAGTCGATCTGGGGCGGGGCAAAATACCTAGCGTCGGCGCTCGATGCCGAGGGCACGCCGCAGAAGGCTCTGCTCTACTACCACGGCGGCCCGGACTGGCGGCAACGGTTCGGGCCGGAGAGCGCGGCTTACGTGCCGAGCGTGGCGAAGCACTACCAGCAATTTGCCGGGCTTGGCGTGCCTACAACGGGCGGCGCTGGACCGGCTGCGGCGGATGGTGCTCCAGGCGGGGCGACGCCGCCAGCGGCTACCGGAGGGGCGGGAAAGGTGGAGTCTGACGCCGACTTTCTGAAGCGAACCACCTCGGGGCAAGCCAAACCTGCCGGCGAGAGCGATGCCGACTTTCTTAAGCGGACGACGCAGGGGGCGAAGTCCGAGACGCCGCCGGCCGCAGAACCTACGCCAGCGCCTACGCTGGATGAATACGGGCGCGCTGCCCCTGATATCAAACTGCCGCCGAGTTCCATTGCGCCGGGCACCGCCGCGGCAGCCGTAGCGCAGGGACCGAATGCGGCCTCTGTGCCGACGCAGGGGCCGCCTACGCCAGCAGCCGACGTTATTACCGGGGTGCTCGGCCGGGTTGGTCAGGCGGCCGTCCAGGGCTTCCAGGGAACCCCTAATCTGCTGACGCCAGAGGCTCAGGCGTCGCTCGAGGCACAAGGCCCGGTGGGGCGGTACATCTCCGGGCCGCTGATCAAAATCGGCAATCAGGTGCTCGGCGCGGCCGGAGCGGTTGGCGGGGCTGCAGGTCAGGCGCTGTATGAGACTGGCAATGCCTTGGGTGGTCCATCGCTTGGGCGTGACCTCTACATGGGCGGGCAGGTTGCGCCGGTTGCCGGCATGGGTGCCGGCGTTCCGAACATGCTGGAGCCGCCAGCGAGTATTGCCCCCCGCTTCGTGCAGGAGCGTTTTGGTGAGCCGCCGCCGGGGCGACTGCCGCAGCTCCTCGGGGCCATTGACCGGGCAGACCAGCAGCCGATCCGCCAACCGGGCAACCTGCTAGACCAGAGCGCGCTGACGCAGCCGACGCCGCGGCCGATGGTGGGCGAGGGGGCGACGCAGAGTGTCGGTGCCGCAGCATCTCGCGAAGGATCAGCCCCAGGCACCTTCGGCCTGTCACCGAAGGAAGCTGCTGCCTATCGCTCGACCGCTGAGGGGCAGAAGCTGCTGGAGGCGCAGCAGCCGGGCATCCCCGACCGGACAGCATATGTGCCGGGTGTTGAACCAAGCGCGGCTGAGATCGAGCAGAGCGTGAACACCTCGCGCGAGCTGAAGTCGCTGAAGCTCCAGGCGCCCGAGGTCTCCGAGGAGGCGCGGGCGATCGCGGCGCAGAACAATGACGCACGGCGGATGCACTTCGAGCAACTGGCCGGCTCCGACGTGTCGCTGATGAACGCCAAGGCGGCGCGAGCGGCGCAAGCAGAAGCTGATCTGAAGGCGACATGGGCCGGCAAGACCGAAGCCAACCCTGCCGCAGTGCTGGATAAGGCGGCGGAGATCAAGGCATCGCCAGATGGTCGGCGGCCTCTGGTCCGAGGTGCCATCGACTCGGTTACATCCGAACTGACTGGCCCCGACGGGAAGCTGATCACCGACCCGGAGCAGCTTTATGGTGTCCGCAAGCACATTGACGACCTGACATCGCGCGAGGCGGCTGCGGCAGACCCAAAGAATGTCCGTGCAGTGGCAGCACTGGACCAGTTGAAGACCGAGCTTGATACGGTCATTGAGGCATCGGCGCCTGGTTTCAAGCAATACCTGCAGAACTTCTCAAGTGCCTCGCGGCCGATAGATGCGATGGAGGCGCTGCAGAAGTTCGAGCCGAAGCTGTACGACGCGCAGAACCGGATGCAATATAGCCGGGTTCAGTCGATGATGCGGCAGATCGTGGATGCGCGGGCGGCTCCTGGGGTCAACGCCTTCAAGTCGATCCCTGACGAGACGATGCAGCAGCTATGGAACCTGCGAGATGATCTGCGTCGGTCGGCTGGCGCCGAGGAATTAGCGCGGACGACTGGATCGGACACAGCGCAAAACGCCTGGGACATCGCCAAGACTTACGCAAAGGCTGGCGGCACCGCTGCAGCTCATGGCGTGGCGAACGCGATCTCTCCGGGGTTCGGTTCGATGGCGTTGACAGGCGCGCGAAATATGCTGGCTCCGATCTTTAGTGCCAGAAACGCACGGAAGCAGACGACCAGGGGTATGGAGATGTTGCACCCGAAGGACAATTTGCTGCAGCCGCCGCCCTAGCGGAAGAACCCATCTGTCCAGGCATACCGCCGAGGCTGAGGCACAGGAAAGCCAGCAGCCTGCATGAAGCGCCGATGCTGATGCCGCCAGTAGTAGGTCGGGATACCTGCCATATACCACGCGGCCACGACGCCCAGTACTGCAAACATGATGTTGGCTGGAGGTTCGGCGATCAACGCGCCGATGGTGAGCAGCCCCGCCCCGAGCAGCAGGAATACTAGCAGCCGGGCAAACCAATGGGCCACGAGCCAGAAGTACAGCAGCGCCGCGGCGACAACTAGCCCGATTAGGATTTCCATCTGGCCCTCCTAGGCCATCCGAATGATTGGCGACGGCGCGACCCGGTCGGAGGCCGGGTGTTCGGGGATCAGCCTAGCGCCGTCTGGTCACCATACCACAAACGAAACCACGAAAGCCACATGAATGAGTGTCACCTACCCCACGCCCACTCTGGACCGCGCTACGTTGAACTTCGACCCGGTGGCCGATACCGATGCGGTGCGCAAGGGCTATGTGACAGCCGCGACGGGGGCCTATCTGCCGTTGGCTGGTGGGGTGGTCAGCGGTGCAGTGACGCACCAGGGCACCTCTGCGCTGAACGGCGCCACCACGGTCGGCACCGCGACGACGGCGGCGAACTTCAACGTTATTGGCCCGGCTGGCGCCTCGCGCGCGTTCCAGTTTATGACAGGCGGCAGCGCCAACGCTAACCGACGGTGGCAGGAGAGCGCCAACGCAACTGCGGAGACCGGCGCTAACGCAGGTTCGAACCGCGACACGCTGGCGTATGATGACACGGGAACTCTGCTCGGCACGGTTCTGCGGGCAACGCGGTCCACAGGCTCCTACACCTGGAACCCGAACCTAACGTTCACGAATGCCGTCTATAATTTCCACGGCACTTCAACGGCCGTCCAGATAGACGGCACAGTTTCCCAGGCAGGCACGCATACCATGACCTCTGGTGTGGCCGCAGGGAGCGGTGGCCTCTCCCCGATGGGGATAAACTTCAACACGAACTTTACCGGCACGCTAGACACTGGAGTTGGCGCCCCGCACTTCAACTACTGGCAGGTCAACGACACGGTATTTGCCGCCCGCGCGCTTACGGCATCGGCGCAGCTTTCAATGGTCCATCACTACAATGCGGGAGCTTCGGGAGACCGCTGGCAACTGGCGCTGACCTACAACAAGTCCGCTGCAGCGGCGGATGGCCTGACAACGTCGGCCATGAATATGTTTGTGGCTATGCAGTTCGATGCCACCGAAGGTATCGGGACAAACTCAAGGGCCTCGTGCGTGAACTTCGACTGCCGCGTCGGCGGGACTGGCGGCCACGTTGGACGTCTGCTCAACCAGGAGAACGACATTCGCCTGCTCGCCGGCAACACGGCGGACAGCAAAGGGAACATCGTCACAAACTGCGGAATCAATGACGCAGCTCATGGCACGTTCGAGGACTTCGCCTACGCGGCTTGCTCCAGCCCCACCATAGCACCAGGAACTGGCGGCAACAAAACCGTGTTTCAGCTATGCGCCGTTGGCACCGCGCTGCCATGGGACCCTACGCTGTCCGGCACCTCGATCATGGATGTGTATTACAATCGCGAGGCAAACCTGACGTTTGGCTGGAATCCGACCGTTTACAACGGCTTCAATCTGATCGGTTTGCACTTCACGAACCGTCTGCTTACAAGCACCGGCCTGGAGATCGATGGCGCCGGCCAGTTCCCGGTGCTCGGCCCGGCGGCGATCAGCCACAGCAGCACCGGCACCAAGATCAGCGTGCCGAACGTGCGGGCGGTCTCGGCGACAGTCGCGGCGGGCGGTTCGGGATACATCCTAAACGAATATCTCACTGATGCGATGGGCAATCTCTGGCAGGTTGCCTCGCGCACGGGTTCCGCGGTTGCCACGGTAACGCTGAGCCAGACCCATTATGCGGCAGCGGCGCCGAGCAACCCGGTGGCTACGCTCAGCGGCAACGGAACCGGCTGCACGCTCAATCTGACGACCGCAGCAACCGGCTCGCTCAATCTGTCGGATACCGGACAGAAGCTGGGCTTCTTCGGAGCGACCGCAGTAGTCAAACCCACAGTGACCGGCTCTAAGGGCGCAAATGCCGCGCTGGCTTCGTTGCTTACCGCACTCGCTAACTTCGGCCTTCTGACTGACAGCTCGACATAGGATAATCCATATGAATGTCACCCTATCGCCGGAAGAAGTTCAGTTTCTACTCAATGAGATCGCTGCCCGTGATCCCGTTATGCGGCTACTGATGCAGAAGCAGGCGGAGGCTCAGTCGGCCGACAGGCAGCAGCCGGTGCCGATGCATGTGGTGTCCGACGACGCCGCGTGATCGCTGGGAATGTTGATCCCCATGGCGAGCAGAGCTTCGAGAGCTATGGCGTGCGCGCTCTCCAGAGTCTTGGCGCACGCTATCTCCAACAGCGTGCCGATGAACTCGGCATTGATAGGTGGTCCCATGAGTAGGTTGCTCCTGGCTGCGGCTCTCATCGTAACACTGGCGGTCGGTCCAGCGACAGCGCAAACCGTTACGTCTACCCCGTCTAGGGTCCAGCTCATATTTTCCGGCAGCACCCTACAAGGGAACGGCGCCGACACGACAGAGGATGCGCTTGCTGCCTATACAGGCACGGTCAGTCTGGTGAACGTAGGTGATGCAATCCACTTTACCGGGCGCGGCGTCTCTGCCGGGACCACCGACACCAAGTCGATCCGTGTCAAACTAGGCGGCACGACGACCTGTACCGCCACCAACGGAGCGGCGTCGAATACGACGTGGCTGCTGGATTGCTGGATCATAAAGACCGGATCGAGCACTCAGTCGCTGTGGTATTTCAACAACAACGCCACGAACAACATCGCGCAGAATGGCACGACCGCTGCGGTCAACGACGCTTCTCCGCTCACGCTGTCACTGACGGCTCAGAACGCGACAACCGCGACCGCCAACTCAATCCAGATTCAATCGGCGGTGGCGCACTACTTCCCGGCGCAGTAGCATCTGCAACCTAATGCTTGAAACATCATTGCGCAGGCGCTAGCGTCTAGCGCGAACCGGCACCAGGGTTGCACCCCCAGTGCCGGCCAGGCCCACCCCCCGTCCATGAGAGGGACAGAGGATGACACAGCCAGGCACCCCCCGAGGTCCAACGCGGACCGCTTTGGCGCCCGTATCCCCATTATTTACATCCTTAGACGGTTTTCAAGGTGTAATATTCCTCACACCCTCTCACTCACGTGTACGATGAGCGCCCGGCCGGACGGGAGAGTGCTGCGTCTCGCATGTTTATGGCCGGTGGCTTTGATCCTTCTTTACCTGGTGATCGAGAGAAATTCGGGAAGCTCCTCGCCTACATGGCATCCGAGTATGAACGTCGTCAGCGCCGCCAGACTTGGTTCAGCGGCCTCGGCTCCGGCGTGTCGGTCGGCCTCCTGGTTCTTCTGGCGTCCTCAGCCGGGCCAATCGTTATCCGATGGCTCGTGGGGATGATGTCGCTTGCCCGGTGATGAGGCGGCGCCTTGGGGCTGGAACCGGAAGGACGGCGTGCTGGTCCTGGCGATGCTGGCCGGCCTAGGCGGCGGCTGGAAGGTTATCGACGGCCACAGCGGGCGCGATGACCGGGAGATGGGCGAGCTAACCACCCAGGTCGCGACGCTCCAGCGCAGCGTAGACGCGATCAACCGGAGTATCGAGGCATACCAGTCGGACCGCATGAAGCTAGGCGTCAAGGGCGCAGAGCTAGACGCCATTGTTGGGAAGCTCGCCGATCTGCGTGGCGTTATAGACGCGGTAGAGAAGCGGGCGCAGCAAGCCGACGCCGAAGCTAGGAACAACGAGCGGCAGGCCAACGCCGAGCTAAAGCAAAGTGTTGCAGACCTGCGCGCAGAGGTCCGCGACGCGCTGCGGGCGCCTCTGGTAGGGCCGCGGCCGAGATGAGGGTGATTGCCCTGGCGCTGGTCCTCGCCGGCTGTGCTGCCGCCCCAGCGCCGCCCGTGGCGATCATGCCGCCGGATGCGCCGCCGTTCTGCCAGACGGCCGCTTCCCTGCCAAAGCCCCCACCGACTGACCGCAGCATTCTGCAACTTCTGGCATGGGCTCGTACTGCGGCTCAGGTCGCGAATGCAGCCATCGCAGAGCGGGATCGCTGCGCGCTCGATTACCAGAGGCTACGGGCTGCCGTGCTGGCAGCGGAGGGACGGAAATGAGCGTTCAGGTTCCGACTGCTGCCGACTTCGACGCGCTGTCATCGCGTGTCGCTGCGCTCGAGGCCGCGCAGCCGAAGCCACCACCGATAACCGGGGAATCGCCCAGCGGAACGACGATCTCTGCCGGCAGCGGCGTTATTTACGATGCGCAGCTCGATCGCTGGACCGTCGATGCCAGCGCGGTGCTGTGTATCAATGGCTACCAGGACGGCTTTACGCCGCCGGTCGTGAAGGCGGTCTACTTCAACCACCTCTTGTATTTCATGAAGACCTCGGGGGCCTGGTATCAGTGGACCGGCACGGCCTGGCTGGCCTCATCCGATCCCACCGTAGTTGTGCCACCCCAGCCGGTGGGACCCGTTAGTGATCCGAGCGGAATAATGGCACATCGCGTGGTCGATGTGCTTAATGGTTTCGGCGCCAACTGCTTTCCGAACGGCCAGGATGGTGCGGGGTCCAATGCTGGTCCTGACGCACATGTGGCGGCTCTACGCGCGATCTGGGGTAGTTCGGGCATCGTTCCGTTGCTTCGGATATACGCCGCGGCCGACCCTACCGCGCAGATCGCTTGGTGTCGAAATGTCCTGGCTGGATTTCCCAACGCACGCTTTACGGCTTGTGTCAGCGACTTCGCCAGCGCCGACGGGCTTGTACAGATCATCCAAGCCTCCAAGGCAGATGGGGGCTGGTTGAAGTGCGCTGAGGGTTATAATGAGCCGAATAACACCGCCAGCTTTGGCTTTGGCCCGACTACCCCGGCACAATGCCTGTCAGCCCAGCAGAAAGTCTATGCCGCCGCGCAGGCTGCGGGGATTCCGACCATGTCGCCATCGGTGGCCGACATGACCGGCGATCCGAACTTTATCCAGAACTACTACGGCTCTGCGTCCACCCTACAGTCGATCATCGCCGCATCCGACCTGGCGAATATCCACAACTACCCAAACCGCGGCAGTCCCAACCACGAGTTACAGGCCAGGACCGAGGGGATCAGCAGGACCTATGGCGGGCTGCCTCCGGCTACCAGCGAGTTCCATCCGCTGCTCTACAACAACACGGCAGACGAGACGCTGGGCGCGCTCTATACCGCCTTCGCCAAGCTATCCGGCGCGCTCGACTGGCAGCAGCAAATTCTGACCTGGTTCTGCCTGTGGGATTACGCCAACACCTTCGCCAAGCCGGTGGGGCTGTTCCATGGCTGTGACCCGACATCGATGCGGCCGGCCGCCACCTTGATGTCGAACCTGATCAAAATCTGTGGAGATAGCGGCGCTACCGCGGCCTCTTTTGTGCCGGGCCGGCTCGATATGACGGTGACCGGATTGCCGCTCGGATACAACAACTCGTCGGGCGGCAGTTTCGGCGTGATGCAGCGTTCCGATGGTGTGTTCCTCGTAGCGTTCTGGAACGAGCAGGATGCGGCTAGTGGCGCGACCTCGCAGATCGGCGTGGCCTTCAATGCCGGACCAAAGAGCAAGATCGTGCTCTATTCCTTTGGCAATCCGCTGGTCGCTACGCCGACGACGCAGGTTATCGCTCCGGGCAATGGCATCAGCTTTACCATGCGCCAACCTGATCTACAGGTCATCGAGGTGCATCAGTGAGCGGAAGCGTATCGCAAGACAGCCTTTGGTCGCCTCAGGTGGTCATTGCCATGGTGGTGCTGGCGATCACCGCTGGGACAGTGGCCGGGGTGTTCGTGCTCGGTGACAGCGCAATGCGCAACACCATCGGCGGCCTTGTGGTCGGCACCGGGCTTGGGAGCGTCACGGGGTTTTTCTTCGGCTCCAGCAAGGGGAGCCAGGCCAAGGATGCGGCGTTAGTTGGAGCAATCCCTACCACCATCACTACCACCACTCCCGCCGCGACGACCACGACCACCACCCCAACCGATCCGGCGGCTGGTAGGTAATGGCGCACCTGGAGGGAAACCGTCTGGTCTTTCCCTACGGGGCCATAACCCTGTCAAGCCAAGGCGGCAAACGGTCGGCGTTCCGACTGGTCGAGACGCTGATCCGACACGCTGGCCACGTCGTGAAATACCAGGCCCTCGCCGCTGAGATGTGGCCAGATACACCGTATGACCTACGGGTGCGTCATGCGTTGCATGTCCATGTTGCTCGCATCAACGACGCGGCCCGCGATCTAGGTATGGCTGCGCTCATCACCGTAGCGTTCGATGTCGGATACGCCTGGTCTGCGACTGAGGAAGAGGAGACTTAGTTATGAGTTTATTATTAATAGTCCTCGTGCTGGTTTTACTTCTCGGGGGAGGAGGATTCTACGGCTATCGGTCGGGCTACTACGGCGGCGGTGGCATCGGGATCGTGGGTCTGATCCTCGTGGTCCTGGTCGTGCTTCTGCTGTTCGGCGGCGGCACTTATTGGCGGGGGCTATGAACATGAACCGCCTCATCACCCTTGCCATCCTCGTCGCTGCCTGCACCCAGCAGCAGGCCCAGCAGGTCCATAATGCGGTGACGGTCGCTTGTGCCGTCGAAAGCCAAGCGGTTCCGGTCGCGATCGTGATCGACGCCAAGCCCGAGGATCAGGGGAACATTGCCAAGGCTGATCTGGCTGCGAAGGCAGCCTGCGCGGCTATGAACGGTCTGGTGGTGACGGCGCCCGCGGGAAGCTGACCGTGGTTTGGTTTTTACCTTCCACTACCAACCTCCATCGTGACCCACTGCGCCGGGCTGCATTGGCAGGCGATGGTGAACCGCGTCTTAGACCAGCGGGACGTGATGCGCGTATCAGGCGGGTATGGCTGCCCGCAGTGGTCGCACGTCCCTTCCCACGATTTGACGCATGATCCTAGCGTCGGCCAGGAGAAGGGCTTGGTGGTCGTTTTGGATTTACCGTCAGCCATCACGCCACCCCCTCCGGCTCGTGCGAGGCGTCGGCGTCGTCTGCCTCCGGGTGCTTGGCATACGCTTCGGCCAGGATGGCACTTGTCTCCTGCCGCACCCATGGCGGCCCCTTGGCGATAGCGTCGGCTACTGATGCCCGCTCGCCGATCTCCACCACCTCAGCGCGGCTGTAGAGCACGCCACAGGCGGCCCGCAGCTTGTCCAGCCATACCCGCCACTGTTCGTCGGTGCGCTCGCCTGACGGCTTTTCAGCGACGCGGGGAGGCCGGGGCGTGGCAGCAGCGGCAGGGCGGATGGGCACCGTGGCGTTCAGCGCGTCGCGGGCATCCGGCTCCGGCTCCTCGGTGTGGTCGATGGTCTGGCCGGTGAAGTCAGCCGCTTCCTCGGGAACATACATCCCGCTCGTTGCCAGTGGCCAGATCGTCCGCACGCCCTCCGATACGACACGGCTGCGCAGCATCGAACGCGGGAACTTTCTCCAGTTGTCCTTGCCGGCGAAGCCCGCCGTGGTGGCCCGCGCCATATCCCAGTCGATGCGGACGCTGCCAGTCTGCGGATGGGTGAATGTGGCATCGGCCTTCGTATCCGACAGCGCATGCCATTCGACCTTGCCGCCGGCCTGGATGAAGTCACGCATCATTGCCTCTGACTTCTTCGCTGGCTTGCCCTGGATCACGTCATAGTCACGGGCGGCCAGCGCCGGGTGGCGGCCTTCGGCATGGGCGATCATCATCAGAGCGATTGCCTGTTCCTTGGTCTTCATGCCGAACAGGCCAGACTTGGCAATGGCGTCGCCAAGCTGTGCAATCTCGGAGTAGGACAGGGAGCTAGGCTCCGGTGGCTTAGGAATGATGGCGTTCATATCAGGTCTTCCTTATCGTCAGTCGTGGCTGGAGGTTGCTTTTCGTCACGCCCGGCACATCGCCATCTTTCAACGCCCGCTCTATCAACTTCATGTCGGGCGCCCGGCGGATCAGCTCCTCGGGCAGCGCAGTGGCATCGGTCACGATAGCCTTCGTGTGGTAGCTGACCGACAGGGTGGCAAGCGGGCGCTGCACCTTCTCGGCAATCGCCACCATCATGGCGCGGAGCACCACGCGGTTGCCGTCGGCGCGTTCCTCCAGACGCTTGGCGCGTAGCTTGGCGCTGTCGGCCAGTGCTTCGTCGGCCATGACGCGCTCGATCAGCTTGTCCATTAGCTCCAGAGCGTCAGTTTCGGACTCGATGCTGGCCAGGATGTCCTCGCTGGCATACTCGGAAAGTTCCGCCTTCAACTGCGAAACGGCACTCATCGCCGCCGTCAGCTTGAAAGGTGAGATGTCAGCCATTGGTCCCGCTCTCCTGCCCGTAAGCAATCTCCCAGCATCGGCGGCACAACGGTTGCCCCTCCTCATCCATCAGCGTCTCGGTGATCTGATCGTCACGCGAGCCAAGACATTCGACGCAGGGGAAGCGGAACGGCTGAACGCTGGCGTTGCGTAGCGTCTGCCAATAGTCGGTCATGCGGCCCTCCTGAGTGGCAATGGCTCCTGGCGTTCGTCGCCGAGCAGATCACGCATCTCGTCACGCATCTCGCAGAGCTCGGCGTAGAGGTGGTTCAAGCTGTCGGCCAACGCGCTGATCTGCGCGCAGTAGGCGTCAACCTTGGCGATGTTCTCGGGGCTCATGTCTTGACCTCGCAGGCCGCGAGAATGCCGCGGACCATTTCAATGCAGCCGTCGCGGACATCGACGCGCGTCCGCTTCCAGTTAGCGTTGTCGGCCTCGGTATTGCGCTCCGGGATAACCCCATGGACAGCGCGAAATGCCGCTGCCCTGGCGTAGAACTTCGCGCCGGCCAGTATCTCGCCATGCTTCACAGTAGGTCCTCCATCTCGATGGGCGCGACCTCGATCCACTCCTCGCCAGAGCCATTGCATGCGGTGCAGCGATGCATCCGAGCGGCCGGCTCGTGGCCGTTCCAGTACATCTCCTCCCACTCGCCATCGCCGCCGCAGTATTCGCAGGGGATGGGGCGCAGGTTCTCGGCGTTCATTCCTCGATTTCCTCCGCCATGTGCTCAGCGAAATGCCGCTGGCACATCGGGAAACATCCGCCCAGCGCGTCAACGGCGGCGTCGGTCGCCAGGTAGTTGCAGCCTCGGACGTGGCAATGCGCCTCGGAACTTCCGTCGCATTCAGGACATGGCGAGAGGCGATGATACGGGTCGAGGAAGGTGGCAACGCGCCCGGTTCCGTCGCAGCAGGGACAGGGCAATACGGTGATGGCCATGGCCTCAGTCCTTGTCCCTGGTGGGTTCGAACGACCGCAGGTCCGGCGCGCGGCTCGGCGGTCGCGGCGTCGGCACGGGATGCGAGAGCACCCACGCTGCGACGATGAGCAGGCCGGCGGCAATGATGGCGGTAGCGATCACGACACGACCGTTAAGTTGAATGCGTTGAGAACTTGCCGAGCTTTCGTCAGCGCGGCGTCCATATCTTTCGGGTCGATCTCGAAGCGGGCGATCTCTTTACGATCGGCTACAACCCGGTATGCGATAGGGCGCCGAACGCGCTGAGAAGGTCCTTTTGTGACCGTCTCGATGTGGGCCTTGCCTCTCACAGCACGCCACTCCCGCCGCACTCGCTGCACACGAGGTGCCGCAGATGGGCGTGCCGCCCGCTCCCTCCGCAGCAGTCGCAGGTCTCGCCAGCCGCCGCATCTATTCCCGCGTCCGGGGCAATAGCAGGCACCGGCTCGCGACTGACGGGAATTGCCGATAGGTCAGGACTATTGTCCGCTTCGGGCGCCGTCAAAACGCAAGATCGTTGCGCGTGATCCGCAACCTGCGGGAAAGGCGCGATATTTAGCTCTGCGATACTGGGTTCGGTAATGCTTGGTATCGTACCGACGCTTGCGGGAGGCGTAGCCGTCGCGTCACAATCGGCCAGCGTGCCGAGCGTGCCGACAACAACCGCAGGGGAGCCGCCGCCGTGCCGCATACGATCGTCGCCGGGCTCGCCTCGCACATCGTGCCGCTGCTGGGATTGGTCGGGAGCCTGCGGCTCGTTGGGGGGGGACATGACGGTTTCCTCGATGTCGAGGAACACCTTACGACATTTAGTCCGACCGATGCAAGACTATCTGTTGTTGCTCACGGCGAATTTGTGGACATCAACACACCCCTGAAAGTGTGCCCTAAGCCGGGATTGTGTCCGTGCAGTCTACCGTGTCGCTGGGGAATACAAGCTCTGGATGCCTTGCGGCGAGGCGGATGGCCAGCTCGCGCTCGACCTCGTCGAGGGAGCCATTGAGCATATAATCTAGGCTTATCTTTAGCTTAGATGCCAGCCGTGGGGCCTCGAATTGGTCGGGCCACCGCTTCCCTAGCTCGTAAAGGCTCCAGGCGCTTTGCGTGATGCCGACTGCCTCGGCGATCTGCGCTTGGCTCATCCCCAGGACCTCGCGCACCCAACGTAGGCGCTGCCCTGCCGCTGCCATAAGGGCCTTGTCTGCGACTGTCCTACCGGGGCGTCCCATGCCCACATAATGACGATTTGTCTTTTTAGACGCCAACAACGGAATAACGCTTGCGTCAACGACAGGTAGTCGTAATATGGTCCCATGCGGTCGCATTACGATGTTATCCAGGCGTTTGGTGGATTGCCAGCTCTGGCGCGAGCAATCGGCGTTGATCCGCAGATGGCGGTCCACTGGCCGAAGCGGGGTATTCCGCCGAAGTACTGGCCCGACATCGAGGTGTCAGCCCTAGGCGCTCGCATGGGCATCACGGCGCGGCTGCTACGCCACATCCCCCGGCGCCCGCCAGCAACAGACGACGCTCCACCGCCACCGACGCCAGTCGAGTGCGCCGCATGACCTGGGCCATCGCCATCGCCGCCTGGTGGGTGCTGAGCGTGCCCATCGCGTGCCTCGCGGTGCGGCTGAGCTGCGTCGCCGTGCAGAACGACCCGAGTGTGGCCGGGACAGTGGCCACAGACTGGACGTTTCCTCCTCCGACCAAACTCGCCCGGCGCTTACCGAGCAACCAACAAGCGCCGGGCATTTCTTTGGATCGGGAACGGCATCGTCTCATGGGCAGAACATAGGAGTGTGCCGTGAGCATCCGTAGGACAAAAGAGTGCCGTCCCGATCTTCTGGCATTGGCAGTCACTGACCTGCACACGTTGGTTGGTGAACTGCGACGCATCGGCTTAGGGACACATACCGCACTAGGCGAAGTCGCGAGAAAAATGCGCCTGGCCGCGCGTCGCGTCCGGCATCTCTACTACCAAGACGAGCCGGTTCAAGTAACCACAGAACAGCAATCGTGGATCGCCGCCGGCACCATCCGCGTGCTGGTCCACCTCGGCGACGAACACATGCGCGCTGCGGCGCGGTGCCACGCCAAGGCCGAGGAAATCCGTGAACGGCAAAGGCAGCTCGAACTGCCGCTGGGGGTCGCCAAATGCGCGCCTGGGTCTGGGACGTACGCGCTGCAGTGCGCCGCATGATGGGCACGCTGCACTACCAAATGGCCCGCTGTATCCAGCGGTGGAGGGACAGGCGATGAGAGCAAGAGCCGACCGAGGCCGCTGTCTGGTGTGCGGCGATGTGCTCTCACACCTCCAGACGGTGGTGTGCTCGCCGCACTGCCGCTCAATCCACAACTTCGGCGTCAAGGTGGTTCACACTCAGGGAATGAAAGACCGGCTGGCGGTCATGTGGCACGCTGGCGAGAAGGTGGCTGTGATCGCGTTGGAGCTTGGCGTCTCGGTCAATGTCATCGTCTCACTGCGGCGGCGCATTCCGCTGCCGGCACGCCCCTCGCCGATCAGGCTCAAAGGTTCCGGCAAGGTCAGGACGCGCACGCCACAAGGATTGCCGCAACGCCTGGCCCGTGTCGCTCTGAGCGGGCGCACGCTGCCTCCGATCGACGCCCCGGTGTTTGACTGGTCGCTGTGGTCCGCGCCGCCTAAGGCGCCTCCTAGGCCGATACAGCGGGCACCCGAGCCCAAGCCGTCGCAGATGCCTCCCTCGCCGCATAAGACGTGCCAGTTCATCTTCAACGACGATCCCCACAATCCCCAGTTCTGCGGAAAACTGACCAAGCCCGGCTCCTCGTACTGCCCGGAATGTTACGCTCGCTGCTACATCCGCACGCCGAAGCTCGCTCAGTTCCGGGTGGCGGCATGAAGGTTCTCAGAGCCGCCTGTCACCGCGGCCATACCTACGTCGAGGGCTCGTTCCGTTGGAAGGCTGACGGCGCGCGGTCGTGCAGCGAATGCGAGCGCATCCGGCGGGCGTTGAACCACGACCGGATCACAGAGATGCAGACGCGGCGCAGGAAGGTCGAGCAGGACCGCAAGCGACTTGCCGCTGCGGCGCTGGACGACTTCCGCCAGGACCATCACCGGAGGGTGGCATGACCCGCGCCGCCGCCAGCGAGCAGAAGCGCCCGTTCCGGCTGACGGCTCCCGTGGTGCCTGAGAACGACCTGCACCAAGCTGTTACGGACGCGCTGTGGCGGCTGCTGCCACCGGGGGCGGTGTTCACGACCTGGGAGCTGCGCAACGCCTCCAGCGCCATCGAGGGCGCCCGCAGGAAGCGGCTCCACGCTCTGCCGGGCTGGCCCGACATCGGGGTGTTCCACAACGAATGCGTCGCGCTCATCGAATTGAAGCGGTCGCGGGGCGGGGCGCTGTCTCCGGCGCAGCGCGAGTTACATCCGCAGCTGGCAGCGGCCGGGTTCCCCGTCGCAGTCTGCCGCTCAGTGACCGATGCCCTGGATGCGGTCGGCGCGGCTGGCATCGGCCTGAGGGGCAGGGTAGCGGCATGACCCTCCCCCGCGCCACCATGCGCAGCATCGGCCCCGGCACTGGCGAGGGCGCGCTGACCGGCCACCCCGATCCCGACATCCTGGTCAGAACCCAGAAGCTCACCGACACTGAGATGACGGTCGGGCTGTGGAGCTTCGGCAAGCACTTGATCGGCCAGGGCCTGCTCACGCTGCGGGATGGCGCCTGGCGAGGCCGCTGCACCGAATACGCAGGCGAGTGGCACTGCGAGGCGCGCGTCGGATCGCCGACGCTGACGTTCAGCGAGACGGCGCCAGCGGGGACGGCGGCGTGATCCGCATCATCCAGGGCGACGCTAATTATACTGTGGATAATGTCACTATGCTCCGGTATAGTGCCGGAATGACAAACATACCGAATGAAATACTGGCCTATTCCGCTGGTGTGATTGATAGTGACGGAAGTATCGGGATACGTAGAAGCACCTACGCGAAGCGGGTTAGGGGCGATGCCCATAATCCGATCTATTCGGCGAGAGTGTGCGTCAAGCAGGTTGAGCCAGATGCTGTCCAGTTAATGAAAGGCGCGTTTGGTGGCTCGCTTATGATCGAGCGATCCAGCCTGAAAAATGGGCGTCCATTCTACTATTGGGAAATTCATAGCAGGCAGGCAGCGGCTATGTTGCGGATGTTGCTGCCATATTTGCGGATCAAGAGGAAGCAAGCCGAGAATTGTCTGGCTCTTTACATGCTCATTGATGGGGCGAAGCGGACCAAGCCTCTTGGGACGCGCACTATGCCTCATTGGACTGGCAAGGTCGTCACAGTCCGCACAATGGGCCACACCGACGAACACGTTGCCGCCTGTGAAGCCCTGTATCTCAAAGGCAAGCAACTCAACTCTGTCGGGGTGAAAGGAGTAGCGGATGAGTGTCAAGATATTAACCGGGGATTGCCGGCAAGTGCTGCCGACGTTGCCTAGCAACAGTGTCCATTGTGTTGTCACGTCTCCGCCTTACTTTCGGACTTAGAGACTACGGTACGGCGCAGTGGGATGGCGGGGATAAGGACTGCCAGCACATAGCTGAGCGTTCGATTGGCGCCTCAACGCTGATGAACGACGGGCGCCCAAACCCTGGCATTCTCGCCCACCATAAAGTGCCTGGGGTTCCATATCGCTCCGTCTGCGGCAAGTGCGGCGCCCGTCGCATCGACGCGCAGATCGGCCTGGAGGCCACGCCCGACGAATACATCGCGCAGATGGTCGCGGTGTTTCGCGAGGTGCGAAGGGTCCTGCGGCCGGATGGCACGCTCTGGCTGAACCTTGGGGATAGCTACGCATCCGGCACTAAGGGAAGCGGCGGCGCAACGCTGAAGCAGGCAACGAACGTCGGCAGCTTCTTTGAAGCAAGACAGTTCGGGATGGGCGACGCCAAGCCCAAGGACCTGATGCTAATGCCCGCCCGCGTGGCGCTCGCGTTGCAGGCCGATGGGTGGTTCGTTCGATCGCAGATGCCGTGGATCAAGCGGTCGTGCATGCCGGAGAGCACGACCGACCGACCAACGAGTGCCATCGAGTATGTCTACCTGCTCACCAAATCCCCGTGCTACTTCTGGGACGCGCAGGCGGTGGCTCGTGAAGGCGCTATCCCTGCTGGCACCCTAGCCGCTAAGGGCAGCGCCGAACGCGCGAAGCACGCCAACGGTCGGCCGCCCGAGTATGCGGTCTATTCCGGCACCCGCAACTTCCGAAACAGCGACTTGTTCTTCGACAGCCTGGAGCCGCCCTACGGCATGATCCTGTCGGACGGCGAGCCGCTGGCGCTGGACGTGAACCCAGCCGCTTTCAACGAAAGTCACTTCGCGACATTCCCGCCGCGTCTAGTGGAGCCACTGATCCGCGCAGGCACGTCCGAGCGCGGCTGCTGCGCGGCGTGCGGGGCGCCTTGGCAACGTATGCAGGCTCGAACAGCGCCGGACGGTCGCAGCGTAATCGTGCCAGCGGGGCAGCGTCATGCCGTGGGCGACGACGGCGAGCCTATGATGCCAGACAATCGCATTGATGCCGGCGTGCGTGGCTCGTTCTATGCCGCTAACGGCGTATTGGAGCGCACCACCACCGGCTGGGCGCCGACCTGCCAGTGCGACGCCGCCGTGGTTCCCTGCACCGTCCTCGATCCGTTTTCCGGCGCGGCTACGACCTTAGTCGTTGCAGATCGCCTCCAGCGCCACGCCATAGGGATCGAGCTTTCCCCCGAATACTGCGCCATGGCACGGCGCCGCCTCGAGGCAGATGCCGGTATGTTCGCCGAGGTGGAGGCCGCATGACTTACAATTCCACCAGGCGCGATAAGGCGGGTTATCGCGCGTCAGGCCCCTGCAGCGCCTTGCGTGGCCGCCCGGCCGGAGCCTGGACGCCGAGCTCGCCCGCCACCCGACGCCAGAGCGCCGCCCGCAGCCAGCGGGGCATCGACGCCACCAGCGGCGCCAGGCGCACCACGTCCGGGGCAGACTTGTTTGCAACCTGGTCCGACGCCGCCTCGCGGATCACCCGCTCGAGCCACTGGCCGACCGTCAGCCCCTCGCGTCGCGCCGCTATGACGGCCATGTCACGCGCCTCGGTGGACATCGACTTGATGGTCCACGGCTGCATCTTGTCGATGGGATCGCGCACGCCTTGGTCCTCCCGGTTGCAAACCGGTCTGACCGCACGCGACGCAACGGATTCGTGGCAAGGGACGGAGGGAAAGCCCTTCCGACTCAGCGCATTACGTGGCACAAACGAGGAAGCCCCCGGAGGCTGGAACCATCCGAGGGCCTGTGTCTCATTCGCGGCCCGGACAGGGGCGCTTGAACAGGAAGTCGATCCCCATGTTCTAGCGAAACTGCCTCCAGGCCGCAAGCCCGGAGTACGCCTATGGCAATCGGCCTGCTTGCCCGCACCCCTGCCGTCACCTCGAGGTGGTGGGCAGTGACCAAACTTACCATCACCGAGCGCCGCGCCGCCCGCGACAGCCTGCCGCCCAAATTGCGCGCGTTGGTGCCAGACCCTGACCACGACGCAGTACACGCCCTGGCTGGTTCCATGGCGAAGCCCGTGATGCGAGGGCACATGACCGGCAGCCAAGCCTACGCCGCTCTGGCAATCGAGGCCGCCAAGCTGCCTGATCCTGACGCGCTGCTCGAGGCCGCATGGCAGACGCTGCGCAACCACGTCCGATGGCGCCGGAAGATCGGCGACGATGTGCGCCGCCAGCTCGCCGATACGATCAAGCCGTTGATCGCCCGGCAGGCGCCGAAGAACGCCATACTCGCCGAAGCCCATGGGGTTAACGGCGCAACAGGGTTTCACCTGACCGAAGGGGAGGTTAACGATCACGCCGCAGCGACGGTGTGGGATGCACTGCCAGATGCGCCAAGGAAGCGGCGCTATGGACCATGAACCCATCTGGAACGCATACGCGGCCGGCGCATCCAAGCCCGAGCTTCGTGTCGTTGGTGGGGCCGAGGCCAAGGAACGGCCTCCCTTGGTCCTTCACCCCGCACGACTTCCAGACCCGTGCAAGATCAACCCCAGGCGCTGGCTCTATGGCACCCAACTCGTGCGAGGCTTCGTGACCGTCCTGGTAGCTCCCGGCGGCACCGGCAAGTCGTCCTATGCGATGGGCGTCGGTGTGGCGTGCGCCTCGGGCCAAGACATCCTCGGCGAGAAGATATTCGAGCGCGTCAACGCCGCGATCATCAACCTTGAAGACCCGATGGACGAGCTGGAGCGCCGGCTAGCCGCCCTGATGATCCAGCACCACATCGCCCGCCCCGACCTCGACGGGCACCTGTTCCTGGACGACAGCGAAGGCCGCGGCCTCACCATGGCGGCAGTCGGTGATGACGGATACACAATCATCCACCCCGACGAAGCTGCCATGATCGAGCAGGTCAAGGCGAACAACATCGGCCTGATCATCTGCGACCCGTTCGCCGAAAGCCACTCGCTCGAGGAGAACAACAACCCACAGATGGTCAAAGCCGCCGCGGCCTGGCGCCGGGTGGCCCGCGCCACCGACGCTGCGATCCTACTGGTCCATCACGTCCGCAAGGGGGAGGCGTCAGGCATCGATGCCGCCCGTGGCGCCAAGGCCCTGACCGACAGCTCGCGCGTCGGCCTCCTGCTTTCCCCCATGACCAAGGAAGATGGCGACCTGTTCGGCGTCTCCGAGGAGGACCGATGGCAGTATGTCCGGTTGGACGACGCCAAGCGCAACATGGCGCCGGCCGGTAAGGCGCGCTGGTTCAGGCTGGCCCAGCAAGCCCTGGGAAACGGCAAAGGTCTCTACCCAAACGGCGACAACGTAGCGGCCGTTGCCGTCTGGGCGCCCCCCGTCGTGGACGTGAAGCTGACCGGCGCCCAACTGAACGAGGCGCTCGACATAATCGCCACGCCGCCCGCTGGCTGGCTCTACTCGCCGACCCGAGCCGGCCGAGACAACTCGAGGTGGGCAGGTCAGGTCCTGGTTGACCTCGGCATGGGCGAGAAGCAGGCAAGTCACATGATCGGAGAGTGGCTTAAGTCCGGGTTGCTCTACCGCGAGGCGTTCAAGGATGAGCACCGCAATGCCCGCACTGGCGTCCGCGTCAACGACGGAAAGAGACCGCATCAATGACCCGAGAATTGACGCATAATTGCAGCAGAATTGACGCAGCGTTGGGCCGCCGGGGGGCGGGGTGCGTCAATTCAGGGCCTAAAGGCCCTGTAAAATTGACGCAGCCATCCCCGCTGCCCCCCAACATGGCAGGCACAACGCCCGGAATTGACGCAGGAATTGACGCAGGAATTGACGCGACCCGCCCAGACGCAGGAGCCGCACCGTGACCGACAACGAACGCCTGCTGCTCCTCATCCTCGCCGATGCCATGCGCAATGAGCCATCCGTCGCCTTCGCCACCCGCCAACGGATCGCCGAGGTCTGCCACGCCATCTACGCCGAGCCCCGCGTCGCCCGTCAGAGCGCGCTACAGGGCGGCTACCAGGACGCCGACGCCTACTACGACGCCATGCAGGCCGACGCCGCCAGCGACGCTCACAGCCCCGGCGTTGGCAGGGTGCCATGACCTACGGCATAGCGCGGCCCGCCGGCAGTCCTGCGACCACCGCGCAGGACGCCCGAAGGCTGGCAACAGCGCGCCTCAAGATGTTCCCCATCGTCGATGGCGAAGCCGTGGAAGTGATGGCGCTTGACACCCAACCACACACCCGGTTAGAAACCACACACCAAGGGACGTGGCGCCAGCCTCGATCGGCGCCCGAGCCCAGC